CCATCCCTGATGCAAATAGTAGGACACTTGCGCTGTCTAGCCCCGTCCGACGACTTGCCGTCTGTATTGTCCGGGTGGAGGTGAACATCCGACGTAGTCGATCAGCCTCCGCGGTCGCGGCTGTCCCTAGGATCTCGCTAGCCAGTAGAGGGTTGAAGGGTGTCATTGACAGTAGCACCTCCTCCAATGCAAGTGAGTACTCGCTTGTCTGTGAGGAGGTGATCATCTGTACGTCCTGGTTCCGGGACGCCGACGCTAGATAGGTCGATGCGAACTCCTGAACACGACCCTGCACGGAAACCAGGGGAACTAGAGGAAGGGCGTAGGGTGCCTGTAACAGAGCTGCGGGCTGGGCTTCCTTGGAGAAAGGTGCCCCCGTCAGTATCCAATCTCGTACCCCGGCCGACAGGTCATCCACTTCCGCCAGCCGAACGATCGAAGCCCAGTCCTTTGATACAGGATCGCCCCCGCCTCGGTATAGGAAGTCTAGCGGAGTTGCGACCGATAGACCGCCGAAGGTCGACGGCACTCGTAAGACAGTCTGAGTTAGTCGACGGAGGCTGGTACGTATCTGGCTGAGGTACGCATCACTTACAGTATCTAGCTCTGCCGACGCCGCAGCGAACCGGAGACGAAGTTCCTTGCTGATCAGAAATGCCTGGAGAACGCAAAGCCGGAGAGCGCAGGTATTGTACTCGGCTGCTGCCAGACATGCTGCACTCAAGCCCGCTATGTCAGTAGCCATTGACGGGATCTCGTCGTTAGTCTGGGCGAAGAGCCGTGATGCAAACTTGATAGAGGTGTAATACTCCGATCCTAGAATATACACGTTCTTAGAGTATGTGATAACTGTCCTCGACTCTAGACACTCCTCCGGCTTCAGATCCTGGTTGACGTCCATACACTTGCGACTCAGTGTATCAGCGACAGTACGAGACAAGTCGGCCAATTGCTCTTCTTCGCTGATAGACCTATTGCGAGGTACTTCTATCGACAAGACCTGGTTGTCTCCCTGACCGATCAGAATATAAGAGCAAGGAATTGTCCGCATCGCCCTGTCGACCATTGCGTAGGTGCAAATGGTCCAGTGTTTCTGGGCGATTCCCTCAAAG